AATATATTTCATCTGCGCGTGCGCATTTCGGACTAAGCCGTGAAGAAGCCGAAGATTTATCCATGACCGAATTGCAGATGATGATTAAGGCAAAATATCCCGAGCCTAAAGGCTATACGCGCGAAGAGTACGACTCTCTTTACGAGCAACGCAACAAGCTGCGCGCCGAGCGCCTGAAAAAAGAAGCTGAGAAGAAAGGAGCGCAGTTAAATGGCTAACGAAAATGCTGGTGGGATTTATTATGAGGTTGGGGCTGATGTTGCCGATTTACTGACTGGTGCTCAGCAGGCTAATCGCGCATTTGATGATATTGGCAAGGCAGCCGACAGAACGAGTGCGCGATTAAAGAATCTCGACTCAAGCTCAAGAAGTACAGGTAAAGCAGTTGTGCGCGCGGCCAGCGACAGCTCTCAGGCTGCAAAAACCATGGAGGCACTTGGCAACGAGATTGCCATTCTTGAGGAGCGGAATAAGAACGGCGCAAGAAGTGCTGCAATTCTTTCTGCTGAATTACGTGCTGGTGCAGGTGCAACAGCAGCACAAAGGAAAGAAATCGGTCAGCTAACTGGCCAGCTTTATGACATGAAGAATGCTCAAGACCAGGGCAGCAGATCTTCTTCTGGTCTAAAGACTGGCATTAGTGCCATAGCTGCAGCAATCTCCATTTCCCAGATAATCTCTTATGCTAAAGCATTTCTTGATACTGCCGATGCTATGACGCAATTGCAGGCGCGCATTGACCGCTTGGTTCCAAGCGCTGAGCAGGGGCGAGCAACATTTCAGGCGCTGTCAATGATTGCCTCGCAGACAGGTGCAAGCCTTCAGGATACTGCAAAGCTCTGGGAGCAGTTAACAACATCGCTAAAATCGGCTGGCGCAACAAATGGACAGATTCTTGCGCTGACCGATACTCTGCAAAAAATTGGCCGAATTGGCGGCTCATCCTCAGAAGAAATGGCAAACGCGCTTCGCCAGTTTGGTCAGTCGATTGCCAGTGGCACGATTCGCGCAGAAGAATTCAACTCCATCCTTGAGCAGATGCCAGAGCTTGCCCGCCAGATAGCTTCAGGGCTTGGAATTTCAGTTGGCGAGCTTCGCAAGCGCATGCTTGAAGGCAAATTGAGTGCTGAGGATGCTCTAAACGCTATCATGAAGCAAACTGGCAGTGTTAATGCTGAGTTTGAAAAATTGCCTCGCACGGTAGGTCAGGCTACTAACAGCATGAACATCGCATTTGCCGACTTGGTTAAGTCAATCAACGATGCTACCGGTGCAAGCGGACTTATGGTTCGCGTGATTGATGACCTGGCATCTGCTATCGATTACATGGCAGGCAAGACACAGACGGCATCGCAGCGCATGGCTGACCTCACAAGCACCGGCGAGATGTACGCCCGCCGCGCTAAAACATGGGCCGCTATCGGTTTGGATGGGTGGTCAGAGCAGGCCGAAGGTATTAGCGTTGTCAGTAATAAGGCTGCCATGCTGATTGGCGATCTGGATAAAGTGACAAAAGCTAACGCCGAAGCAACCAAGCCAATCAAGGTTAGTGGCTCTCAGGGTGATAGCAAAGAACTTCAAAAGCTGGAGAAAACAACTGCGCGCAAACTGGAGTTGTCGAAGCTTGAAGGTGAGGCGCGCGCAAGGTTGCAGGCGCAATATGATGCGGAAGATGCTGGCGTAACTGATTCTAAGCGCATCAAAGCATTGCAGGACCAGTATGCAGCGATTGAAAACACAACTTCAGCAATGAAGGCTGGTAATACTGAGGCCAAGAAATCTGATACGCAACAGGCATCAATTAATAATAAATTAGAGGAAATGCGCCAGCGCTCTGAAGCTGCTGCTACCACTACGGCAGAAATGAGCCGCCAGCAAACAATACTGCGTGCCCAGCAATCGCTTGGCGAAAGTGCAACGCAGGCGCAAATTCAGCTCGCTGGTGAGTATGCGGCTAAAACATATGACAATGCTAAAGCATTGCGAGATCAGGCGGCAGCAGAGAAGCAAAAACAAGATATCCAGCGCCAGTTCCAGCAAATACAAACGCAGGCAAGTCCGGTCACTGGTCTTGATAATACATTTCAGCAGCAAATGCAGACCATCGACCAGTACAAGCAACTTTATCCGCAGAAGATTGCAGAGGCAGAAGCTGCACGCGCCAAAATTGAACAGCAGTACCGTGACCAGCGCATGACACTGATGTGGGCTGAGTGGCAGCAGCAGAATGTTGCGGCACAGTTGTTTGGTGAGGTGCTAGATACATCACTTAACACAGTATCCAGTTCAATTACTGGCGTTTTGAACGGAACACAAAGCCTTAATGATGCCCTTTATAACGTCGCTAATACTGTCCTCAGCACAATCGTAAGCGCCTTCGTTCAGATGGGTGCAGACTGGGTACGATCATCTGTTATGGGTGCGGCTGCACAGACCTCAGCAATAGCTACCACTACAGCAGCATCGGTAGCTGGCACAGCAACCACCACAGCAGCCAGTACGGCAGCAGCGGGAACGACGATGGCAGCATGGTTGCCAGCGGCACTTGTGGCCTCTATCGGCTCGTTTGGTGCGGCGGCGGTGGTTGGTGGCGCGGCATTGCTTGCTGCCTTTGGATTGGTAGCAGGTTTGTCCGGCAAGCGCAAAAATGGTGGGCCGGTAACGGCCGGCGGTATGTATCAGGTGGGTGAGGGTGGCATGCCTGAAATCTATCAGGCGTCAAATGGTCGTCAGTATATGATTCCTGGCGATAATGGCTCTGTAATCAGTAACCGCGACCTGATGAGCGGAAGCGGTCAGCCATCTGGTGGCCTGGTAGTGTACAATAACGTGACAAATAACAGCTCAGCAAACGTAACCACAAGTGCACAGCAAAATGGCGATGGCTCACTGACAATCAGCACATTTGTTTCTGACATGAACGAGGGCGGGCCGATGTCTCAATCAATCGCAGCCAACTTTGCTACTCAACGTAAGGCGACAGAATAATGGCCATTCCTTACCCATCGTGGCTCCCGCTGGCTCAACGCGCCAGCAAGCAAATGACATTTGACACGGGATTTCGCACTGACCAACCAGCCGTTGGCGCGCCAGTTTTCCAGAAGCTGACTGATGACCTGAAAACACAATGGAGCATTAGCTGGATTTTCACGCTTCAACAGGAGCGGGCATTTCAGCTGTGGCTTCGCAGTCCTGATTATCTGGACAACTGCGTTGAGTGGTTCACCATGCCGCTCGATATCGGCGGGAGTGGCCTGCAAGAGGAGGAACTGCATTTCACCTCCTACCCTGTGCAAACATCGATCAATGGTGGCACTGTAACATGGACGGCAACCGTTGTAGCGCGCGAGCTTCAGAACAGCGATGACGAATTTGACGATATCATTATTGAGCTTTCGCCTGACTGGTATTCGTGGCTGGATGAGGTTGTTAACCGTGACCTGCCAGAATATGAGGCCGCATAATGCCGACATTCCGTGAGTATAAATCGACACGCCCAAGCCGGGCCATGTATGACACTATCAGCTTCAGTCACACTTCGTTTGGTACTATTTATTTGGTTGCAGACCAGCAAAAAGTTATGGTTTTTGAGGGGCAGGAATATCAGCCAGTAAGAATGGAAGTTGTTGCGAGCCAGCAGAGCGATACGCCCGTAATCACGGCGACCGTTAAGTTTTCGCGTCTGGCTCAGGACTTCAAACAGAAGCTGAAATTATGGCGCGGTGCTAGCCGCGTTTCGCCGATAACGTGCACATACAAGCGTTATGATGCTATCGACCCCAATACGCCTCTTAAGCCGTGGACGCTTTACGTTTCATCCGTGTCTATGGATGACACTGATGTAACTGTTAGCGTGACGATAAAAAACCCGATGAACAATAACATTTCGGTAATCTACACCGCTGATGAATTCCCTGGGCTAGTCAATGCGTAACGAAGAATTCATTGAGATGACCATTGGAAAGCCCTGGGCCAACAGGTCCTGTAATTTCGAGCGCGTAGATTGCTGGGGTCTGATCTGGCTGTACTTTTTACACGTAAAGGGAATAAATATCCATCACACTGACAAATATGATGCTGATGAGGATTTCATTACGTGCTTCACCGAAGAGGTTACTTTCTGGCGGCTTTGCGACACGTCTCACTCAGCGGATATATTCGTTGCGTATGTTGGCAGCATGCCTGCGCATGTAGGACTTGTTATGAACGGCATGGCATATCACTCCCGAGCCGAATCAAGTCACGTCAGATTTGATAAGATAAGAACCATCGAAAGGCTGTTCACTAAAGTGGAATATTATAACTATGCCGTTAATTGAAATTCAGCGCGTTCCTGGAATGCCAAAAGAGCGCCATAGTATTGGTGAAGGCGAAAACCTCCAGGCATGGCTTGAGGGCCAACCTTTGCATTCAGACGTCAGAATCACTTTGAATGGCCATGAGATTGGTGACCATGATGATATTGATATCACTCTGTCTGAGCATGATCATGTTGTCATTTATGATCAGCCAAAGGGCGGCGACCTGATAAAAACATTGCTTAACCCTCTTGAACACCTGAACCCGATTAAGTTTACACAGAAGGTTTTTTCTGCACTTCGTGGTGGTGCTAATTCAGCATCATACCCTGGTCAGGCCAAAACCTCACCTAACACCAGCCTGAAGCAGCAAACTAACATTGCCCGCAATGGCGAAGCTCGCCCAGACAGTTACGGTCAGGTTCGTGCTTTTCCTGACCTTATCCAGGAATCATCATTCGAATACATCAACAACATCAAGAAAGTTACAGAGTGGATGGACTTCGGAATAG